GGTGGTTGTCTTAGCTATCTGCTCTGGAGTTGATACACTCTCCTGAACTACTACGTCATCATATATAATCAACTGGAAATGTCTGCCAGTTGGCTGGCCATCTACTAATCCATGAGCTTCTACTGTCTGTTCTTTAGGATTAGACGCTCTCTTTACGCAAAGTCCTTCATTCTCAGCCCACTTAGGAGCTTGCTGCTTTGGTTTGTCATATAGTATATCAGAATATAACTGCTTTAGTTTCTCATTAGTTTCAAGCTCTTGCATTACCTGTCTAAGGAATGGCTTTGCCTGCTTTGAAGAGAAAGATAATATACCTATAGTTATATCTGGATTGCAAAGTATCTCTTGAACACAACCAAGAAATGTTATTATAGAGCTTTTATAATGGAACCTCGCCCAAAGATCCAGTCTTCTATCTCTGTCTGCTTCAACATCACGGCATCTATCATAGATCCACGGATGCAACATGTCATGACGATTACAAAGAAACACCCCAAGATAATACCTGTCAAGCTGCCCAAGAGTGCGAATAAAGGTATCATCAATATTAGGATCGCTATGACACTCAGCATATGCATCAATAACTTCACTATACTCAGCATTCTGAGCCCAAGCCGCGAAAGTAACCGCAGCCTCTGAGTTTTTTGAATCAGCATAATATCCCTTCGCTATCGCCGGTAAGGTCACTTCTTTTTATATCCGGAAGCATGAGCCGCAGCTGCCTGCTTCTCCGCTTGGGAACGAGTGGGATAACACTTTCCTTTGTCACCCCACTTGTATCCTTTGTTTCCGTTTTTTAGACTACACCTTTTTATCGGCATTGACATCAGGACCTTTTAGTTCTTCTGGGAATTCCCCTTTCTCTACAACGCTGAACAAGATGGAACCATCCTCTTTAAGCTCTGACCTATATGTAGTAGGCGTGAGCTTCCATACCGTGAATTGTTCACCATTAGTCGGAATCGAGCTAAGCATCGACTCCATCCTGTCCATTGTAGATTCAACCATTGCAAGAGGGCTACGGTGTCCCGTGAATCCCATCATGCGTTCAAACATCCTGTCCATAGCTCGTATCTGATTTGCTACCATTTGTATCTCCTATTGTTACTCCGTTGTTACACCGCCAAAAATGATCACTTAGTCAATAATAACCATTGATTCTTCTTGTGTAGGGTTCATGCTACTCCATAAGTTACGAACCCATTTTAATTCTTCTGGTCTGTCAAAATAATATTTAATTTGTTTTCCGCTTAACCCCTTTACCCAAGGCTCTACATAGGTTAATATTTTCATGGCCTGCTCTTCGTTAATAGAGTTCATGCCATCATTTCTTTCGCCTTCCATCAGGCCGCCCATGCCTTTAGTTCCTATCTCCCCTCCTTCAAATGCAGTAATAGCGGCAGCTAAAGCTCTTTGCCCAAGATTTGGATCAACTTCAAATCCTAAGCCTCCAAGAATTGATTTAGCAAGAGCTCCTAGTCCATAAGCAGGATTAAATGCTTTGTTTATAAATCCAAATATTGCTTCTACAGCAGAACTTGGTTGTGTTTTATTCATCTCTAACTCAACCATATCAAATGCAAGATCCTGAAAAGCTACATTTTCCATATTAGGATTATTTTTTAATGCCTCCCTTGATGGGCTGTCTAGATTTATACTTTGGTGCGGATTTCCAGGCATTCCAAATCTATCAACTATACTTTGAGATATTTGCTCTCGCCTGTCTCTAGGACCAGAGTCGAACTCCTCAGTAGCCATAGTGCCATAATCTGTGGGACTAGTTTCAGTTTCAGTTTGTACATCAGCCCATCCACCAGAATATGCGCCTACGGGGCTTTCGGGTCCAAGACTTACTTCTTCTTCATTAAAGTTATCATCAAACTGGCTCTCATCTAATTGACTGGTCCAACCTTTATTATCTATTACATTTGGATCTTCAATATCATCCGGATTTTCTGGCTGTCCTGGCGACTCTACAGCATTGGCCGGAGCTACTGATATAGATTTACCCTTTATATGTCCTGCTATTGCCTCCCTTTCCCTCTGCTCTTTAGTATTCTTAGCAGATAAAACTGCTGCCGCCATAGCTCTGTTATTAGCGTCTAAATTGTTTTGAGCTTCTACAGCAGCATTTTTCTGTTCTTGTGTAACTTGACCTAAAGCTTTTGCAAGCGCCTCTCTAAACCCTTCTATTGTGCTGGTATCAGATGCAGCTTCTCCAAATCCGTAGTCATATCCTTTTTGATTGCTTTGTCCAACATCCCCTCTATCAGCAACCCCGCCAGCAACTCCCATTGATCCGCCATGAGGACCTTCTGCATAACCCATATCAGTAACCCTTCAAAGGTTTCTTCTGAACCTTCTTTCCAGATGTTTTAGAGAATAGCTTAGCTTTCTTCATACCAGCTTTGGTATAAGCAAATTTTTTAGTTCCGACTTTAGGCATATTAATTAAGAAGCTCAGGCTTCTCCTCCATACTTGCGTCTCTTTTTTCCATTATTTCTTTAACATCTACTGCATTCTTGACTTCCACAATAGTCTTCTTAGTTTCAGTTTTTTCTACTTCCTGCTTGGAATAGGTGGAACGATAGTTAAACTTATTCACCATCATAAACGCATACAGCGATGTGTTAAATGATTTATTTTCGAGGTTATCTCTACCTATCTGAATCCAGTAAGCTTCAGAGGCTTGGATACCAAGTTCAATTGTATACTGGAAATCCTTCTTCCTTTCGTCTTTCAACCAACGATAGAAGGTTGATTTATGAACACCAAGAAACCTACATACTTCTACCACAGTAGAGCCATTAGCAAAAAGTTCAATTACTTTCTTTTTATTGGGAGTGGTCCATACAGTATTATGTACGACCTTACCCTCCCTACGCTTTACTGGGTTGATAGCCATCTACCTGTCCGAACGAGAGCCGCCGCCAGAAGATGCGGTATTACCAGCCTTGTACTTAGCATACGAGGTAGTATTGTACTCTCTCATCTTTACACCAGCAGACATTCTATCCCAAGTAGACTTACGCATTATTCTTGGGCTAGGAGTTTTATTACCAGAAGTGGTGCCCGGGCCGCCAGCCTTATTTTTACTACCCTTACTACCAGGCCTATTGCCAGTTTTGTTCTGCATACTCTTGTGCTTAGCAGAAGGGTCGAATTGACCTCCGCCGGGATTTCCACCTTTTTGTCCTCCTTTACTTCCAGGTGGTCCGCTTGTACCTTTATTTGCCATTATTAATATCCTACTGGTTGTTGTTAAGCGGGGCCGTACCAGCTAGAAGGGAGAAGGAATCCTCAATCGAGGGAGAAGCTGCCGGTACGAGCCCCTTGATTCATACTACCATTATACCATATTGGGGGGTTCTCGTGGCGGATTTTTTATATTTTAGCAAAAATTTTAACAATATTAGTGAAATATTTGTTAAATGGTCCAACTAGATATAGAGTAGAGAAGATACAGATACAGGTATAGGTAAAGATATTGATATAGATAAAGATATATTTATTATATAGTAGTATTAACATACTTATTATAATAAGGGAGGGCCTCACCTGTGGATAACTTTCCATTCTCCCTTTAGAATCATATACTTAAGCCTCTTTTTACCTGTGGATAAGTCTGTGGATAACTTGTGTATAACTTTTTCATGGAAAATATACCCTCAAAAAAAATTTGGGATCCTATATTTGCCCGCTAAGCCAGTCTCTCATATAGTAGAACACCATAAAATATAGACTCTCCTCCAACGAACTTCCCATAAGGTCGTAATACTCACCATATAAGACTTTAATACTCAAATACCACACGACATCCACTTACATAACTGCGACATTAAGAATATTTATAATGCAGATACTCCCAAGGAAGCACCCATACCCTCCTGTTACGCGTAACAACGTAACAGATACGCACCAAAATGGTGCAATACAATACTTTAGGAGAAAGCTTGGCGTGTTGTTAGTGTTCTTTTTTTTATTTATATGTGTGGGGGTAGGAACCGGGACTCTGGAACCTGGGCCAGACGCAGTGTACCCCAGGAGTACCTTCCAAACCATTGACATTCAACACCCTCCCCACCGTTTATCCTTCTATACCAGTGTTTTTTGATTCGATTCGCAACCGGGACAAACTTGTGCGCCCTAGCGGGATAGGGTATTATGTCGTTACTGGGCGCAGGGCAGGCCCAGAAGGGGCAAAAGCGATGGCACTCGGGGGAGTGCATAAAGTAGTCGCACCATTCACATCCCCTACGGTTCTAGGCGGAACCAGAGCGCAACATAAACCTAGTAGAATCCGCTTCCTTTATCAGTAGGAACACCGGCCAAGACTGGCACGATACGGTAGGTTGATCGTGTACGACATTGGATAGCACGGTGTTGGTGTAGGAACTGCCATAGATTACAAATCATGGTTGATGTCGGCGGGCGCTTCCTATGAGCGCCAAAGGACATTCAAGAGCGGTGGGACTTGAGGCAATGAGATCGTAATTCTCGGGCCGTATCCAAGTGTGCCAGTGCCACGCAAAAGCGTGGGCCACAGCCGATGCGGTTGACTTTCCTGAAACGTGTACCAAAGGAATGTACCGGGGGGTGCAAAGCGCACCCGATCCGTAACCCGAAAGGGAACTGGGAAGCCTATAATAGGGACGTTTGATCTTGGAGGATTGCACCCGCAATCTAATGGCAATCATGCCAGATTAAGGAGCATAATAATGCAAATTATCCAAGACAAAAAAGCGTTACTGAAAGCAATCAAATCTGCCGGACTTCGAGGCAAGAAACTCGAACAGTATTTTCAGGAGATGTTGGTATCTGCTGCCTGGCATTACAAGACATCAAAGGACAGTTCAGTTCTGACCGCTTGTGTCTTACACGCGCCAGACAGTTACCGGCTTGATGACTGCATGATCCCGTGGAT